TAAAATACACAGGCCATAAGGACCTCCTCAAAAAATATCTCCGCCGTCTGTGGCCTAGCTATATACTCTAAGAAGAAAGCATTTGAAGGAGCGTCATCCATACTAAACTTTGTTAGACCATGTAAGGACCCGTTGGACCCCTTACCTACAACCACTCCAGATATGTCATACGAGTCACACCCAAAAGATCCTATATGCTCATTGCCAGGATAGAATTTCCCGTTCTTATTTATTTTACAGTTCTGCAGTTCTTTTTTTGGTATCCAAGAAATACGGAAGCGACCCCTCTTATCTGGGGACCAAACAACCTTAGTGTCCTTCTGCCCGTTTAGCCAATGGAAAGATCCCTGAGTAACATGATGCGCCTCTATTAAAGAGTCGTTGTAATCTATCTGCTGATAAATTTTCGTAAGATTAAACAAGGCCTGCTTACTCTCGTCCCTAAAAGCATGTGACTCAGTACGCGGAAACTGACGATAGAACTCATTAAGCGCGTCTGGGTCAGAGGACAAAGACTCTACCTCATTCTTCCAGTAGTCTATAGCCCCAGTATATATCTTCTCCCCATCAATACCCTCTACTGGAAAGGCTTGAGTATGGAAGACGGGCATCCCGTGCTTATCTATATAGCCCTCAAAGTTCCACTCCATCGGGACAAATAAGCTATACAACCCGCTCTTGGTCTGACCGTTTGCATTCCTCTTCCCTGGACTAGAGTCCTCAAAGAGAGACTTAAAGTTTCTTCCACCTTTATCTAAAGCGTTTGAGGTAGACCCCATCATACACTTCCCAATAATTTTACTTCCTAAACGTAGACACGTCTTTGTAACGCGCCAGTTGTTTAATATATTCTCAGGCTTCTCCCACTTACCACTCTCATCATGAAGGAGCAGCTTTAGCTTCTCCCCGTCATAGCTATTGTCAGAAGTATTCTTCCAGTCTATAGTCGTATCCAACCCTTCTAGCCCTGAGTCTTCAAGGGTGTACATATTCTTTTTTGTTATCTTAGATGCAGGGACCCTGTACGCCAACTCCGTCTTAGGCTTATCCATACCATCCTGTATAGGCTTAAAGAAGAAGGGATAGTTATTAGAGATAGGCACAACCTTATCCGTAAACATCTTCTTTGCGTCACTACCCGTCTTAGATAGTATCCCTACCCTTGCGTCACGGCTGATAGTAGCCTGGTTAACGCCCTCGCAAGAACTCATAAAAGAAAACCCTGAACGACGTATCTTAAGATAGCACATACCAAAGCTTCTTTTATCAACCTTACACGCTTCCCAAAAAATATAGAAGATTCGGTTAGCCTCCCTAAAGTCTGGACGACCCACATCAATCTTTGTCCACTGAAGGTACATATAGTGTGTACCAGTTAGGTACACGGGAGTCCCGTTGTTCATAAACCAGTCCCCGTGCTCTCTCTTATCAAACTCCTCTTCGATATAATCTACCCACTCAGCCTTAAAAGCAGCGGGGGCGTCATGCCATTGGAAAATAGAAGACAGTCGAGACAAGGCCTTAGGTAGGTCTGTTGCTTCCCAGTACTGATTCTCTCTTTTTTTATCACGAGTCTTTATTTTACTAGGTGCCTTAGGCAGCCCTACAAAAAGACCGTTGATGTTATACACCTCCCCTAAGGTGCCATCGCGTGAGATAATAACCAAGTCATACTTCTCGTTATACCCATACGCCCAAGTGTGCGCCCTGTTTTTATTGGACACTATATTCTTAGGGACGTAGTCTTCAACTACAGTATATAAACTATTTAGATCTTGACTCTGCAAATCCCTTTGGGGTGTTTGTTTTCTTTTCTAATACGTTTCCTTCTAACAGCTCCTTCTCCTCCTCTATTCTTTTTAATATCTCGAAAGCATCAAAGATAGCTAGCTTCTTAGTTGCCGCCGCGTTCTTTAATTTATCCGCAGCCAAAGGGTCTTCTGCCTCGAGCTTTATAATTTCTTCTTTAGCAACCTTTACTAATTGCTTTACGGCCTTTTCCCCCGCCTCTATAATACTTAGCTTAAGCTCCCTGACGTTCATCTTTTTCTTTAGATCTTTCTTCTAGCTTTTCTATTGCCTCGCTATATCCTGGCATAAGTTTTAAAACCTCTAAGCTCCCTATCGCAAGCTCTCTTGTTTTTTGCTCCTCCAGTATTAACTTCTTTAGGTTATCTGTTACCGCATCATTTTTCATCTTTAGCAGCGCAATATTTTTCTGTACTCCCATAATTTAATTTTTAATTTTATATATCATAAGATAAGGGTTATGTTTTTAGTAAACATTCGGTAAAGCTTCTCCCCCTCTACCTCAAAAGGATACTCGCTTTCAGGCTGAAAAGAAACTCTATCGCCCTCCTTTACCCCTAAATCTAATAGCTCCTGGTTTATATATCTCACCACGCCCACTAGCGGCTCCTCCTCTAGAGGCTTTAAAATCACGGACTCTTCTGGGGAAACTGGCTTAATAAAACAGTACTTCCCATGAGAGCGCCACTTGTCTCCTCTTTTATATAAGAAGAACTGATCGTCATCTATAAAAAACAAGTCATCTTTAAAGAAGCTTTGACCACTCTTCTCTCTCCCCCTCATATCATAATAGAACTTAAAGACATTGTGATGCACGAGTAAGGTGTCACCCACCTTAACCGCCCCCGCATACGCAAGAGGCAGGGCGGCGACTATACCAAACCTATTTGACACGGTATGGTCCTCCGTAGAAGAGCTTGTTATAAAATCCACGTCTCCTATAGTCTTTACGTTGTCGTATCGCCTAGAGTTCTTGGGTCTAACTAAGAAAAAATATGGTGATCTCATTAGAAGTTTATATTATACTCTAAAGATATAGGCATTGAAGACTTAAACTCTTTCCATAACAGGACCTCATCTTCTCTTTCAACCCACACCTTAAATGAATCTGACTCTAAATCCTGCTGAATAAGATGTATGTTATAGGACCCGCCTAGCACCTCCTGCCCTATTAAATAGTGCATAGCATTAGACTTGTAATCGCCCCCGATAGAGATCTTACGGATAAGCATTACTTCTCCTTTACTTCTCCCGTCTGTATATCTATTACGGAATCTTCACCATACTTTTTTATAAAGCCCCCCTCTAATCCAGTAAAGGCGTCTTTGATAGTATCAACCTTTAGACACAAAGCATGCTTCTGTATCTCCAGTTCTCCGATCTTACCTTTTAGTTCGTGAAACTCTGCGTTTAGTTTCTGAAGAGTCTCTAACTCTTCTTTATTTAATTGCTTAGACATAGTAGATAAATTTAATTTCTACAAATATAAACCATTTACTTTACCTCACGTACCTCAAACATAGATAAGCACAATGGCAATATACCTAAGGCACATAAAACCACCCCCTCCCATGTGATGTCCCCATCCATTGCAGTTAAGGCATACGTGACAATGACGCCCCCTACCGTCCGCTTTACCGACCAACGCCTACCGTCACCAAATTTTTTATCTTTGAACATCGCTGTAAAGTCCAAACTCTGAAGAAGAGACATAACCTTATTCACAGTACTGGGTTAGGGGCTACGTAAGTATAGGCTGTATCCCCCTCCGAGTCCTTATACGCCTCTAAAACATTTTTTCTATTACCTTCTTTTTTTAGGGAGATATGTATCCAAGAAAAATCAAACTCATTTATCATCTGATCAAACTCAACCCCCTGTGTCAGCACATAGTCGTACATACGGCTGTTGTTCATTACCCCTCCTTTATATATCTGTATGTCTGCGGCCTGTCCTTTGCAGTGCTGAGACTTAGTACTTCCGCCTATTGCCCTATTTAACGCAGGAGACCGATACCCCGAGGTTATACGTATTGGCCCTAAAGCATTACGCATAGGCTGTAAAATTTTAGAGACTAAGTACTGCAAGTTAACTATATCCTTATCGGAAGGAGTGTTATCTATCCCCTTGCGAGACGCGGTCGCACTCCTCGTGAACTCGCTTAGGGTAAAGTTTTTGCTTAGGCGCATTAATCTTTTATTTTATTAGCTGCTAAAAGAATTTCTATATGATGCAATCGAGTAGAGATATCGGCTAAGATAACTTTAAGCTCCGCATCCGAATCCTCGAGATGATACATGCGAGCCTTTATTTTAGTAACATCATTATTAAGGTTAACCCAAAACCCCAATATCGTAGCTAACAAAACGGCCACCGTTAAAACCAACTCCACTAATCCAATATTCATCTTACATATATATATTCAAAGTACAACTCTGGGTCTGAACAATTACAATTCCACATAGTACAAAGATAAGGAAAGGTTATGTAAAAAAAACTTAGACAAATTATAAAAAATCTACATGTCTACTAGACTATCTATAAGCATATTGAGATAGAGATATCCATTTTGCGCTACCAGAGAGCGATTATATCCAAGTACGTAGAACCCGACCATAAGCGCGTAACCTGAATAGGGAGAAAGGCTCCCGCTGGGACTAGCTTAAATACGCTCTTGCTCCCCCCTGCCATCGTTACCGTAATATTAGCTGCCGTAGAATGACCTGCATATAACACCGCACCCTTCGTCGCTTCGTTATATATAGCAAAAGTCTGGCCTGTGGTTATTACATCCTTACTTAACACCAAGGTGTCGTTAGGGTTTGTAGTGGTAGCAAACGCTGTCACGTATGCCGCGTCCTCACTACTCGCCGTTGTGTTATATACAATAGCTCCTGACAAAACCCCTAAAGCCAGAAAGTCTTTGGTGTCGTCGACTAGGTTATCAGCAAGAGTACCAGAAGTAGTCCCGCTAGTAACAAAAGTAGTAGGGTTAGGGATGTCTACCGTATCCGAGGGGATAGGGGCGAAAGAGGAACTTGCTTGTAATTTTTGATATGCCATATTATTTATTTTTTTTGCTACCAGAGAGCTATTATATCTGTTGGAGCAGAGCTCGTTCCCCATACACGCTTTACCTGAAGTGGCAAATAAGCTCCTGTAGGAACACCTTTAAATGTATCTACAGTATTTGAGGCCATTGTTAATTTAATATTTTGAGCGGCTCCGCCTGAGTATAGCACGGCAGCATCTGTAGCTTCGTTATATATCTGAAAGGCGTCTGTTGCGCCCGCTGCAGTGACGGGAGAGATAGCGAGCTCCGTAGCAGAAACTACCGATGTGATAGTGTACGCTACAGAACCTCCAGTATTATATACTATAGCTCCAGGAAGGATTCCCGCAGTAGTAGCTAAAGAACAGACAGGCAGCGTTAATGTCCCCGCTACAGAAAAGTCTCCTGACGAAACTTTAAGTAGAGTAGGAGAGCATATCTTATAAGGGGCTGACCCTGGAGAGGTAGGCATTATATCTTTATCTATAAATAATCCATTATAAGGAGCGACAGGAGCTATAGTAACAATAGCAGTTTCCAAAGTCGTTAAGTTTGTAAGTTTGTCTCCCACCTCTACGTTAATAAAAGGAGTAGTGCTAAAGTCTATGATAACTGAGATACCAAGAAGACTAGTTCCCGCCGCCCCCTCGGCAGTCTTAGTCTCCTGCATTATAGTTAGCGCAGAAGTAGGGTTTGGTATATCCACAGTATTCGAAGGGATAACGTCTAAAGCGCTGCTGACCTGTAGTTTTTGATATGCCATTTTTATTTATTATAGGGGACAGCCTTGTTTAAGGCCTCACGTCTTTTACCACAATTACACGGCTTCTTAGTTACCTCAGAGATTTTTTCCACCACAGCCTTAATACCTGTAGCAGTAGTTATCTTTTCGATAGTATCTCCGAGTCCCTGAGAAATCATTTCTTTCTGCGGTCTGTGATTATTGCATTGATTAGAACATCTATCCATCCAAATACTTTATTGTCAGCCTCCGAAGGCGTTAAGTTTACAATTACCTTTGCTAGCGCCATTACAGCAACGAGGAGAGCTCCCCAGTTATTTAATATAAAATCTATCATAGTTCTTTATTTACTGATTTCATCATTTTCTTTCCTAACCTATTCTCTTTTCTTTCCGTTCTATTTTCCTGCCTGATCTCTTTCTTTACTTCCCTCTTTATTTGCCTCCCTTGTTTATTAAACGCTCTCTTTTCCTGACGGGCTTTTTTATTGGACGCTCTATCCTTTTGTCTCTCTTTCTTTTTTACAGGGTCCCCATATGTAGGGGCTAATGGTGTTGCTAAATTTCTTTTCATTTTACAAATATAAGTATTATTTACAAGAAGGATCTCGACGTCTTTGACGCTGGTTGTTTCTTTTCTTGGTGAAATTACAACTCGCCTTCTCTGCCTTGGTTTTCTTATTCCTATTCTTCGGCGGCTTCTTGCGCTTATTAGGATCCCAAACCTTCGGCTTTTTAACCTTAGGAGTCTTGGGCTTTAAATTTGATATCTTTTTAAGGATCTTTTTCTCCCTCTTATACACAGGCACCGTAGAAACCCCCCCCCCTAAGTCACGAGGGTTAGAGTAGTTGAGAACTCTTCGAGTCCCTACTTGGGTATCCCCACGCTTAAGCGCTCTAGCATGAGCCCTTGCCGCCCGATTTGCGAGTCTTGTTTTTTTGTTTGGCATATTACAAATGTACAACTATATTTTTTTGGACAAAAACAGGGAAATTACCTTTTAGATTTTTTCCCAACACACTTCCACCTCTTGCGAGATAAATTGTTTGGGCTGTTAGGATTGTTTCTCTTACCTATAGGCAACCCCATTTTTATCCCATAGCTTCTTGCACAATAAGCATCCCCCTTTGACGTACCAGGCTTTACTCTTGGACCACCACCTTTAGCTTTGCCCGCTTGACCATAGCTAACCTTCTTGCCGCTTGCGGTAATTTTTACTTTAGCTTTTCCTTTCCTGGGAGTTGCCATTACTTCTTGTGAGTATACCCTTTCTTTTTTAAAGACAAGTGCTGCTTAAGGGTAGAGGCGACTTTTTTAATTCCCGCCTTACTATACATGTTATGTATTTTAAATTTCTTGATAGCCATAAGACAAAAATAGCAAAATTAATATAACACAGTAATTGTTCCATTGAACTCGAACACGCCTGCGTTCATAGAGCTGTGAGCTGTTATAGTATATACGTACACTCCTGCCGCAACGTTTGCGTCCCACTCGTCTAAGTTAGAGGCACTAATCCAAACAACCTCCCCCCATCTATTGTATATACGGGTTTCCCATTGATCCCAACAAGCGCCGTCCGCAAACACACCCCATGTATCATTCCACCCATCATCGTTTGGGGTTACAACATTTGGGGCAAAGATGGAAGTCTCACTACAAGGGAAGTCTTGGTTGCAAGTTTCCCCCGTTTCACAATCTATATATATAGACTCAGCAACAAACTCGGTTATCGTGTCTGTATTGTAGACGTATATATTCTCATACACTACCGTCTCGACGTACATAGTATCGGTTAAATAAATGTACTGAAGCTCTATTACCTGTACAGTATCTGGCGGTAATTGGACATATTCTATTAACGTGTCCACTTCATACATATACTCTACTATCTCGACAGTGTCTAACAGAACAACGGTGTCCCCAGGTAGATATATATAATCCGTTAACCAAAGAGTGTCCGTAGTTACCCACTCAACATCTACGTATTCTATTATAGTATCAGTAAGATATTCAACAACATCTACATACACGGTGTCACACGCAGGAAGAGCACAGTTGAGGGCTAAATTGTTGGAAAGATCTACGTCAGGATAGTTCTGAGTCTGAGCCGCAACGTTAGGGTTTACGGCCCAACCTCCTATAGATGTGGTAGAGGTTTGTGATAAGTTAATCTGCCATACAACGACCTCAGTGCATAGCGTATCGTTGGATAGCATATCAGCCCAACAGTCGTTAGTAGAGCTATTATAATCATACACATTAGCACTCCACGTGTCACCACTTTCTAGTACCTGATTCCCAAATAGGGTAAACACCTTAAACGTCCAGCCTGGGTGATTGACTCCAGTTAAGCAATCCATCCAATTGTAATCTAAGCCAGGAGAGTGCAGCCCTAAAACTATATGTGATACTGTTGTGTTGTTCGCAACATGAGGGCTCCCGCTAGCCTCACAAGAGCTCCCTTCAACGGTAAACTCATTACACCCACAGTTCTCACTGTTGAGAGCCTCGATAACTATATCCCCAGTAATAGCATCCCAACTGCTTATACCCACATCGCACTGAGAGAAAAGTGCGCTAGAAAAAAGAGAAAAGAAAAGAAAGAGTTTTATCCTCATGGCGTATCATCTGTTATAATCCACCCCCTACTTATCATAGCGTTCCTTGAGGTGAGGCCTCCTTTTGCAGCTATCGCCAAAGCAAAGTCCGCAGACATATTAGAGGTGTTAGCCGCGTTCCACGTTGCAAGAATCTGATTGTACTCCCCTCCAGTAAGGGTGTTTACCGTGCTAGTTAAAATTCCACTTAGAGCTCCTGTTCCCGTAGCCTGAGTAATATCCCAGTACCTCATACTAGCATATACAGAAGATGGTAAAACCGTAGTGGATAAGAAAAAATCGCTCAAGTCTGTTGCACTAGAAGTATCTAACGACCCAGAAGCAGGCCACGTTACACTCGTTAGATAATAGCACTCACCGAAAAACCACTTCATATCCGTAACGTTGGAGGTATTCCAATTAGACAAGTCAATAGAGGTGATCTCTGATCTATAGAACATAGATTGCATATCTGTAACATCATCAACGTCCCAGTTGGTAACATCTATAGTAGCTATTTTTAATCCGATAAACGTAGATCTGCACAGTAATAAAGAAGAGGTGTTCCAATTCGAAACATCTAAGACGCTTAACGTACCAACATTACCTACATACTGAAACGTTTGTCGCATATCCGTTACATTTGAAACATTCCAACTTGAGACATCTAACAGGGAGAGATCATAACAATTTTGAAAGGTTCTAAGCAGACTAGTAACGAGACCCGTATTCCAATTAGATACATTCAAGGAGATAAGGTCTCCACAGGAAGCAAACGAATCTATCATGCTCGTTACGCTCGACACGTCCCATCCCGAGACATCTATAGTAGTTAACACACTACAGGATTGAAAGACGTAATCCATACCTACTAAAGAGGAGGTGTTCCAGTTTGTAGCCCCCGTAGCTCCGAGAGAGGTAAGGGAGGTGCAGTTTCTAAACATACGGGTGATATCGGTTACATTAGTCATAACCCAAGAAGAAACATCTATAGTAGTAAGAGAATTGCAATCATTAAACGCGGCTGACGTGTCAAGCATACTCGTGGAGACACCCCAAGTAGATACGTCTAATACAGTCAAGTCATAACACTGAGAAAACATAGAATCTATAGTAGTACAGCTAGACATATCCCAACCCGAGACGTCTAACGTAGTAAGAGAATTACAACCATTAAACATTAGATCTGCCAACCCTAAAAGAGGAGTACTCCAAAGGGCCGTGTCTATAGTAGTAAGAGAAGTACAATTATAAAACATTGAACCAACATCAGTTACTGTAGACATATCCCATCCCGCAACATCGGCACTCACCAAGTTTGCACAACTTGAAAAAGCTTCATGAGCATCTTCTAGGCTGTCTGTTTGCCACAGAGAACAAGGGGCCGTAGTTATAGTAGTACACGATCTGACAAAACCATCTAAAGAAATTACCTCACGCACGTCCCATGCCTCCACCTTTAGGCTTGTCAAAACGGTACAGTACCCAAACATATTACCAACATCAATTACTGTAGACATATCCCAAAGGGCCGTATCTATTTCTGTTAACTGTTCACAACTCTGGAATAGAGACCTCATTCTTTTTACCCCACTAACATCCCAGTCAGATACGTCTAGAGTTGTAAAGGAAGAACAGTTCTTAAAGAGACTGCTTAAATTTTTATTAACAACAGGATTTGTAAAGCGCCACCAACTCACATCTATATTCCCTAAACTTACGCAGCCGTTAAAGCAGGACTCCATATTAATCATGCTGCTCAGAGTCCAGTTAGACACATCTATAGACGTGAGGCCAGAGTTACTGAACATAAATCCTGCAGCACTCAAATTAGAGACGTCCCAAGCAGAGGCGTCCACGGTAGTGAGGCTAGAGCAGGTACGGAAAGCGCTGACCATGGTGGTTACTATACTCATATCCCAGTCGGAGGTATCTATAGTAGACAAAGAAGTACAACTGGAGAAGGTAGAGTTCATGGTGGTTACTATACTCATATCCCAGTCGGAGGTATTTATAGTAGACAAAGAAGTACAATTGTAGAAGGCAGAGTTCATATTTGTCGATTCCTGAGTTAACGTATCTGTAGCGGTACAATCTAAGTTTGTACACCCCTGGAACCAACCCGAAGCAAACCCTGTAGTAAAGGTCCCCCAGTTAGAGACGTTGAGTATCTTTAGCTTATCCCCTGTATTACTAAAGGCCCAGACCTTAATAACTCCAAATATTGTTATATCGTACTGACCCGCCGCATCATACGTATGCTTCGCCTGAGAAGCAGACGTAATAGTTTCTGAAGTACCATCCCCCCAAGTGACAACAAAGTCGTATGTACCATAAGATTTTAGAGGAAGGGTAATATTATCCGCAGCCGAGCTGCCAGTAGAAACATTAGAAGTCTCCCAAGTAGAGCGGAATCCCTGAGGTCCGTCTCCGCCGCCTCCAGGGTCGCCCCCGCCGCCACTAGTTGTCCCTGAATCTATCGCTATACGTGTTGCTATTCCGAGCATGTCCCGTAGTTAGATAAAAAAGTTAATAAATCGTTTACATCCACAAAACCGTCCTCATTGAAGTCCCCTACACAAGACGGGAGAAGACAAGACGGATAAGATGGGTGTTCTGTAAGTAAAGGGTATACAAACCCATCCCCGTTCAGAACAAAAGTAGTACCTATGTCAGCACAAAGTATAATACTATAACCCCCAGTAGGTAACCCAAAGTAATGAGCGCCTCCATCACAGTCTTGATATTGAAAGCTTGTCCACTTTTCCGCTCCAACAGAAGTAAAGACATGTTGGTTGCACTGAGATAAGAGCGAGACAGATAACAGAAGATATAGTATAAGTAAGAATATAGATCGCATTTGGGATATCTTTGTACAAAGATAAACTATTATTTATGAGAAAAGAAAGAGAAGGGATAGTCCGCCAGAACTATAATCGAATAGAACCTAATAACGACTACCTAAAATATTACCGAGTAGTGAGGGGGTGGGCCAAGGCACAGTACGGACTCGGGACCGCAGACCTAGAGATGTTATACTTCCTACACAGCGAGCAGGTATTTAAAAAGGAAAACTTTAAAGAGTACGAGCAGATGATGAGCTGGGATAAGAATAGGTTTCAGAGGCTACTACGGGAGGGGTGGATACAGACGTGGAGAGAAGGAAGAAGGGGACAGGCCGCACTGTACGATATCTCTCACAAGGGGAGGGCCGTAGTAAATACTATATACAGAAAACTTAACGGACAAGAGATAGCGGAAACCCAGATAGGGAATCCGCTATTCAAAACAGACGTGACCTATATGAGAAAAATATATAGGAACGCAGTACGGGAGATGAATAAATTTATAAGACAACGACGACGTCGCGCTCTGTAATTATAGTATATGACTCGTTATGAATAAGCATAGAGTGTCCCGCATGTCTGTCGTAGTATATGCTGTCCTTGGACTTTATTTCCTGGACCCCATCGCCTGTCTGGACTACCTCTCCTTTTTTATACCTAAAAGAATTGGCGTCCTCGTTAGAAAGGATAAGTCCTGACTTAGTCTTTATCTCCTCCTCGATAGCTTTAATTAAAATATATTTTCCTACTGGCTTCATGCTCGTGCGTGTGTTACAATTGCGTTAGTACTTAAGATAGTAGTCGCTACACTCACCGCGTTGCGGAGGGCGTGCTTAGTTACTTTCAATGGATCTATAATCCCCATCTCGTACATATCCCCAGCACACTCGTTCTTGACGTCGTACCCCCAGCTATCGTTCTTCGCGTTATGGAGAAGGGACGAAGGCTTGCCCGCGTTCTCTAAGATCTGTACCGCAGGAGCCGAGAGAGTATGTTGTAGGATAGCGGTAGCCGCATCCTTATTCTTCCCACTGATAGGTGAATCCCCTAAGGCCATGCCCTCGTTATATAACGCGAGGCCCCCACCTGGAAGGATACCCTCCTGAAGGGCCGAGCGCACCGCGCAGACCGCATCGTCCACCCTGTCGAACTTCTCCTTCTGCTCTATGTCCGAGACTCCCCCAACATATATACACCCTATACCGCCAGCTAAACTCGCTATACGGGAGTTGATAAAGTCACGCTCCCCCTTGTTCTTAGTACTAGACTGCTGCTCCTTGAGCTGCTCGATCCGAGTAGAGATCTCATCCGTGACCTGGTTGCTCTTGATAAGTACCGCACTCTCCTTCCCCACTATAGCCTTGTCCGCGTGACCGAGGTCCCCAAGGTTTATAAGGGAGAGATCGTCTCCCGTCTTCTCACTGAAATATTTTGCACCTACCGCAAGGGCGATGTCTTGCATGAGCTCATGCTGGCGGAACCCAAAACTCGGCGGGGGGACAGCACACAGCTGTAACCCATTACGCGCAACGTTGGCCGCTAAAGTGTTCACTACGTTCCCACTACACGGAGCAATAAGCAGAAGCTTCAGCCCTCCCTTGATAATAGGCTCGAGCACCGTCTGGATCTGGAGTACGTTGTTAACCTCGTGGTCACACACCAGAACACGCACATCCTCTAAGACACACTCATCCTTCTTGTGGTTGTTGATGAAAAGATTGGACGAGTACCCACGGTCCATGCGGATACCCGTCGTGACCTCAGCATACGTCTTGTCCGTTTGGGAACGCTCGACAGTAACAATACCGTCTGACCCGACCTCGTTATATGCAGAGGCTATAATCTTCCCTAGCTCCTTGTCATTATTGGCAGAGATAGTAGCAACGTCTAAAAGACGAGACTTAGTAATCTTCTTGGACTTCTTCTCTAGACGAGCAATCACCTGCTCACTAAGGTCCTGGATAAATCGAATCACCTCCGTCTTGTTATGATCAGGAGAGATGTACTTCATCCCAGCCTTGACTAACGCCTCCGTTAATACGATCGCCGTAGTAGTCCCGTCCCCCGCTACACTAGCAGTCTTCTCCGAGGCCTGCTTCATCATGCGAACCGCTAAGTTCTCTACCGCGTCGTTGAGGTCTATACTCCGAGCTACAGTGACGCCGTCCTTTGTGACAGTCATACCCTGTAAATGGTCCGTAGACTCTATAAGAACAGTCTGGCCACGAGGACCTAACGTACTCTTCACTGCCTTGGATAGCGTAGTGATACCGTTAATAAGTTTTGTGCGGGCCTCGTCGTCGAAGCACAGTTCCTTTGGGATGTATCCTAACTCACTCATGTAGATTTAATTTAATTTCACCCAAAGGTACAACACTAAACCTAAATACTACTATGACAGAATGTCGAAAATAACTCCCCCTATATATATATATATAAAACTATTGTGGAGAGTGTAAAAAAAATCCTACAAAAGTGGGAACAAATCGACATTTCGACATAATTTCCCTTAACTATCTTATTACTATATCTTTAGACTAAATAAAATCGACATAAAAACGACATAGAAATGACAGTTATCGACATAATAAACTAATATCCAGCCCTTCTTCCCCTTCTTGTTACCCTTAACTTAGTCTTAGTCTTGCCACTTCTTCTTACTTTGTCCTTCTGTTTGACTAATAAGTTTCCGTTAGAATCAAAAACCTTGAATACATTCTTAGTCTTAGACTTACCACCACGGTCAGTTTGAGAAGACTCGTTAACAGTAGTCTCCCCAGTAGATGTGTTCGTAACCTTATTAGTTTGGGTAACCTTCTTCCTCTTGCCCTTAATCGTGCTAGAAGAATTAGAGCTTACATCGTAGGACTTACCGCTCATCCCGAACAAGACTCACAGTCCTCAGGAGACTCAGTGCTACATACAGTCTCCCCAGATAAGATCTTGTCGTCCTGCTCCTTTAACTTCTTCTGATCTAAGAACAGAGGAGCGTCCAGGTCCTTGATCATAAAGGCTTACGCATCTCAGCTAACTGGATGCCCTCAGCAATGCACTCAACCTTGTACTGGTGCTTGCGGTTCTTACGGACACGAGCAGCCATAGCAATGCCCGTCTCTCCATCAGGTCTGTTGTTTATGAGGCGACCGTCTTGGACAGTCAAGCCTGGTGTGTAGTTCTTATGTATCATGTAGCAAAGATAGTGAAAATTTTTTTACGAGATATCTGGAAGTTGAGGGTTCTAGGTGATGTGACAGGCTGTGTGCCTCATATGAAAGTCGATGTTGATTCCGATGGGGGTCTTCGGTTTCAGAATTTCTTGTGGATTGTTTCAGGATTCCGCATAGCCTCGCGCCCCGCGTCAATGGTCTCTGTCTGTGCGCCCTATGTACGCTACGTCTCACGCATCCCCGAGCATTAAGTGCAGTAGTAATGGTATAGGTCTCACGCCCCGTATCCCGCCCCCTGAAGGGGGTAAACAAGGGAGGAAGGTGTACACAACCTCTCCTTAACACCTCCCCGACCCCTCACCTCACAAAATACTTTCAGGTAAGACATCTCTCTGTATCCCCTATCTATGCTCATTCTACGCACATTGAATAAACTATTTTCGAAAGTTTCTTGCACTCATAGCATCAATACCCATTCTGTGAACTATATTTGCACAAACGTTAAACAAATCATATACACCATGCCTATACTACTACTCATCACTACCATCTTCACAATAATCGCATTCATTATTTCATTCATCACAGATTAATACACAACACAATGACTATAACTGCCCACAACAAGATGCACCAGAGCAATGTCAACAAGGCTACGCAATGGTTAGAGAAGCACAACACATTCAATGCAGAGCGAGACCTAATCGAGGATAGCTTAGAAGGTTATCCTGACGAGGATACTGCTTGGAGACGCATCAACAAGAAGTGCGAGGATTCATACGACAAGTACTTGTGCTATATGGATGAGCTACCAAAGCGTGAGCAAGACCAAATAACCAAATCAGAATTATACTGAGTAACACTGACGAGTCCTTACTGGACGAAACGTCGAGAGACGTCTGTTACATTTATTCATCAATACACAACACCATGAACAAATCCGAAGAACTAAACTACAAACTGCATCTAGACCGAATTGACGTGTGCTACAAGGTAGACGCAAAAGGAAGACCATATTACCAAGAACTTTTCCACGAGATGATATCTTGCATTATTGATGCGGAGCTATCAACTACTGAGGAGAACAGAGAGCTAAGGAAAGCGCTTAAGGTTGCTACTATTCAGATGAAAATTCAAGACCTTGAGAACGAACTTGACACCTTAACAATCACTGAGTAACACTGACGAGACTTCAATAGTCGAAACGCTGAGAAGCGTCTGTTACAAATTTTATTCACTAATACACAATACAATGAACAATTTTAGAGTAGTAAGAACGAGAATGATTGACATCGATAATGTACACATAGACATACACTTTGGAAGTGATGACAAAATAGTCGCATCAGGTCAGTACAACATCCGTACCAATTGGGCACACGTTACTCGTGAGGAGGAGTATGAACGTATGCTTGGCGATGATTGGGAGGACCAGATGCAAGAGGCCATCGAAGAGAGGACGATAGAGATAGGTTAACCAACAAGCGGAGTCAGTGCGTGACTCGAACGGATTCGCTCCCGTTCTCCGCTCTAATTATTATTCACTAATACCCAATACAATGAACGATTTAATTACAATTCAAGGCTTACAAGATGCTCTCAACCTTTCAATGAGAGAAGTGAAAGACCTAAGAGATAAGTTAGAGATTACGGAAAAGTATCTCCATAACTATGTTATCCAAGCAGAAAGGACCATAGACACCCTGATGAAGCCTTATAGCGAGGCAGTACAAACCAAGTAACACTGATGAGACCTGAATGGTCGAAACGTCGTGAGACGTATGTTACAAATTTTATTCACTAATCTAATACCTATGACATTACAAGACAAGATTGAACACACAACCGCGATAGCTGATGCTATCCAGCGCAGAGAGGACTACTACACCCTTGAGATTTTAATGGGTGAAAGCCACCCTTTAGGTTATAGTCCTCAGACATCAGAACTGAGACAAATCGAACTACCTGCACCACAGATTGCAGGTACGATGGTCCAGCGCAGAAGCTACGCGATGGGCAAAGCTATGGACATCCTTAACACCCTATCACTATGAAAAAACTTTATAGTATACATAGAAAGTGTCACGCCATCTACGAAGAGTTTGGAGGATACGACTACAACGATAAGATGATTTATCAGCTACGCGGACTCGACGCTGACATCGAAGAGTGTAGCGAGTGTATGGAAGAGTTGTCCAGCCAAAGAGAAAGAGAGGTACTATACAAAGGGGCTCTTGCTAACGCAGACGCTACTCTCCTATGGTTTGAATGGGTGAAGAAGATGATGGTCCTTAAATCAAAAGAGCCATCTGCCATCTTTGGTTAGACCTACAAGCGGAGGTAGTGCGTACCTCGAGATGATTCGCCTCGTCTCTCCGCTCTAATTATTATTCACTAATCTAATAC